ATTGATCGTGATTGGTTCCCAAGTGTGTTTGCCCGCAACATATACTTTCGAGTTGTAAACATCTAGCGTCACGGTGTCAAAAGTCAAGTTAGGTCTTGTTGCGTCTATTACTTGTTTTGTTAGCTCTGATCTTGGTGTTGATACTCCAAAATTCTCCAGGATCAATCTGAAACGATACTGTAGTTTTGGCATCAATAAGCCTTGTGATGCACTACTCTGATCGTTTGCTAGTGGTACTGTAAATTTTGATAAAGTTGATATTGCCATGTTTCTCTCTCCTATTTATTCAAAAATTAGTTCCCTAATTTTGCAATTTCTCCTGTGTTTTTGATTCTTAACGGTATGTAGATGAATTCAACTGATTTGATCGGCTCAATTGCTATGTCCACGTACAGTTCGTTCCTGTCGATCCTTGTAGGTGTGTTGTTTGTGTCATCACAAACTACTAAGAAGTCATATAACGCTCTCTGACCAACAAGTTCTAACAAGAATGATTCGATCGCACCTTTGATCTCATTCCTTGTAAGCTCATCATTTGGTTCAAATATGAACGGTTTAGCAACAGCATCTAGTTGTGATCTCAGATACACTGCTAATCTTGAAACGTTGATTCTGTCTAACGCTGAACTTGCCGATGTTTTCGTCAAGTTACCGAAGTTAACAATACCAGCACCTGAGAAGAAAGTTATTGGATTAACCTTGACCTCGTGCATTGAATCTCTCACTGACTCCGTAACAGATATTGTTTGGAACTCTCCACTTGTTGTGTCTAAGTAACCAACTGATGTGGCGTTGTCAACGATACCTCTCCTTGTTCCTGATGGTGCGAACCATGGGAAAGCGATGTTATCGTTGTTAGCCAGTGTTCTCAACATCATGTGTGATGGTGGAACAACAATTGATTTACCTGTGTTGTCTGTTGTATTACCAGACGGATAAAACACACCCAAGTAATCACTTGAGCTCACTAGGCCGTCTTCACCGTTGTCAAGTGCCACCGCTGTGTTGTTAGCCCAATTCTGTATCGCAGTTGATGTACCCTCTAATCTCATAGGTGTGTCACCGACTACAAACGCTGTGTTGTTTCTGTCTGTGTTTAGGTTGATCATGTTTGAGATCAATTCTGGATAACCAGGTGTGGCAATAACGTTGAAGCCTCTTTGGTCTTCTCTGATTGCTTGGTTGGTGTCGATCTCTGATTTAAGTTGTTCAACGATCACTTTTCTCTGTGCTTTTCTACCAAAAGAACCAGAACCGTCTGCGTTGTTGCTTGATCTAGTAACCCATCTGTCTGGGAAGTAAGTTGATACGCTCTCGTTACTTGTTCTGATGTTACCTAAACCAGTTGAACCGCTTCCTGGATATTTCGTAGTTGTGATGTGGTTGTTCTTGTATTCCTTGACATTGTAGCCAGATCTTCTAGTGTTCCATAACATGATACCTTGTGGGTATAAGTCAGGATTTGGAGCATCTGGGTCTAGGAATCCATCGCTCAACAAGTCTTTGATTGAGCTGGCCGTACCCGCACCGCCTGTAGACAATGAATCTGCCTTGTCTGCCGCTGTGTGATATCTAGCATCCGCAAACACAACACCGTCTTCTGTGGTTTGGTCTGCTTTGTCAACCAGTTCCCAAGCCGCACCCGAAGTGGTCACTGCCACTTGGTTCGCTGTGTTTGTAGAACTTAAAGTTGCTGATGTGTTGTACTTGTAAAGTTTTGGATAGTTCTCAAGGTCACTTGTATCAATCCATAAGTCATTTGTCACAAGTGCAGTACCGTCTGACTGTGTAGTCGGTGCTGTTGCACTGGACTGTGGACCATTTGGATCTGTGGTTGCGTATGCTGTCGCATATCCAACCCAAGTCGTACCGTTGTGTGCCATGATGTCTGCTTCGTCTGTCGCAGTGTGGTACCATAATGTGCCGTCTGCCGGTTCATTAGTTGGTGAACTTGTTGAAGCAGTGTAGCTCAATCTCTTCCAGTTACTTGCCATGATACCTGTGTTTGCACTTGAGTCAAGGCTCTCACCTGTTGGTAGGTCATACAAGTTGTCGATCAAAGTTGAACTGTTTGCAGTGTATGTTCCATAACTGTGTGCCGTTGTTGCACTGAAACCTGCATCCGCTAATGGTGTTCCTGATGTGTCAAACATCCTGAAATCACCACCCAGTGCGTGTGTCATCTGGATAGCACCTGTTGATAGTTTAGTAGCAGAAACGTTTGTTAAACCTGCCGCACTCACCGCCGCCACAAAGTCATCTGCTCCTGTGCCGCCTAGTGTAACTGTGACTGCTGAACTCAACGCTTCTTGGTTTTTAACTGATTCCTGTATTGAGAAAGTCTCTGAACTTGTGAAAGTTGGAGATGTGCTGTTACTTGTGATAGTTGTAACACCGCCCTCGTATCTGAAAAGTTGGAAGTCTGCAAGGTTCGGAGTAGCATCCGCGGCATCTGCCGCTGTCATTGACTCCTCAGTCACGTTGTACTGTGCGTACACTGTGCCTGTGCTTAATGCAGTTCCACCAGTCGCCGCGTCTAGGTTGTAGATCGCAGAGTGGTGTGTTGCATAAAGTGGACTAGCAACTGTTGAGAAGCTGGCACTTGATGTGCTGTAAAGTTTTGTTACCAAAGCCGCACCTGAGTTTGCAGAAGTTGTCTTGAACCAAACTGAACCGTTGGGTCTGTTCTCGTCTGCTGTTTTCCAAGTTGGTCTGTTAGTGTGTTTGTCTTGTAATAATTTTACACCGTTGTAAGTTCCAGCAGTGATTCCAAGGTCTGCTAAAAGTGTACCTGAAACTGCTTCAAATCTGATAGTGTTAGCACCCGCTGTTGAGTCACCCAGTGCCTTACCATTGTGGAAGATTTCTAGGTTACCTGTTGTAGCGTTTACACTTGCTGTCACGTTAGTTACATTTGATCCGATCACTGATGCAACGTTAGATAATGTTGTACCACTTGTTGTGATTTCGATTCCATTGATCGACATTTTATGACCACTTGTTACTGTTGTACCTGAAGCAACTGTCACCACCGGTAAAGATGTGTGCCATGCTTCTGCTCCAACCTGCACCCAAGTGTTACTTGCTGTCTTCTTGTAGATCTTGTTAGTAACGTGTGTCGTGTTGATTGCGTAATCACCAATTACACCAATTGAAGTTTTTGGTGCACCAGTTGAAACACCGCCAACTAGATCACTTGTTGAAGTGATAAGTGTTGGAGTAATTGTTGTGAATGATTGATTGGTAGCAGACCACTCAAATAAACCGTAACTGCTTGATGCAAGGTCAAACCAGTATGTGCCATTTGTTGGTACCGCGGTAGGCGCCGAGGCACTTCCAACTAATCCTGCTGTGTCCACGTTCGCTCTTAAAATGTAAGCTCTGTTGGCAACTCCTAGGAAAGAGTAAGCCGCCTGTAGACCCCATTCGTTCAACTCATAGCCGTGTAATGAATTTCCTGAAGCGTCTTGGTAGAATTTCGGATCTCCGAAAGTCTCTGTTAATTCTCTCTGAGACGAGATCAAATAAGCAGTGTTGGCGTTAGCAGTAGTTGTTCCTACAGCAGTTCCGTCTCCGGCTCCATTTGACTTGTCCTGTGATGATGCTACTATGAATAGTGGTGTTGTACCCGCATCTGATGGTACATAAAAGCTCTCGTTTATTACTGAAACTTCTACTCCTGGTGATGTTAATGCCATTTTTCGTATTCTCCTTGCAAGTTACGTATATACTAGAGTTATTTATTCAATCATACGGTTTTGCTGACATAATTTACTGTTTTCCAGGTGCCTATATAGGTGACGTAAATACACACATGCAGTACAAGGACAGACCGTTGTGTAAGGAGTGTAAGACTAGGCCTAGAGCATATGCCTATAAGAGATATGGTAGGGTATATTGGCGTAGTAAGTGTGACACCTGCATCAGAAAGCAAGCCGGAAAAAGCGTAGGCGGTGTGACTGCCTTACAAAGATCAGGATACAATAAGAAAACAAAGTGTGAATTATGTGGGTTCAAAGCACAACAGAAAGCACAGTTGGATGTTCTGTTTGTGGACGGTAATCTGAGAAATACAGTTAGTAATAATCTAAAAACTATTTGCGCCAATTGCCAAAGGTTGGACAGTACCCGAAGATTGGGATGGCGTGTTGGTGATCTTGTTGCTGACGATTAGTTCATCTATTTTTGCGTATAATTCTTCCTTAGTGCTGTTATTTTCAATCATGAAATCAAACTCTTCTTTTGCCCATGCGTATTCTGAACTGTGTATATTTTTAGGCTGTATATTGCCTTCAACATAATCAACAAACCAGTCGGGATCTGGACCTCGTTTGACAAGTATGATCTTGCCACCTTGCTCTCTAATCTGTTTTACTTCGTTGGGAAATCGTGTGTCTGCTATCACAGTGTCTTGTCCTTTGTATCTACCAATACAACTGTCAACCCAAATTCCGTCATACATTTGACCTCGCATCACTTCTGTGCCAAAGTACTGCAATACCCATCTTGGAGTGGTTGGCTTGCCAAATTTTTTGCTCCAAAACTCGTCTGGTTGTTCTCTCCATTGTCTGCTGGATTCTGTGTCTCCTTCAAGGAGAGCTCTATCCCAATTGAACATAGATGCTACGGCATCTTTTAGACTTTTTGCAAAACTATCTTTTTGATATCCATGTTTTTCTACAAGTCTGTCTGCAACCGTTCCTTTACCAGAACTTATTAAACCTACTATACCTATTAACATAGGTTTATTATACTATTTTTTTAGACGTTTTTCAATCTCTTTGATTGCTTTTTTTACAGATCTTAATATAGATGCTCTCAAGGTTTTCTTGCGTTCTTTCAACGCTTTTATACTCATTGTTTCCAAATCCTCTACCAACTCTTCTAGTTCATTTAATGATAGGTCAGAATAATTTTTGTGATGGGAGTTTTTCATTGCCAGTTATTTAAATGTAATTTGTAGTCAATTAACCAATAACAAAACTGTGTGGTGTTCCACCTTCTTGGAAGTTTCCTATGTCTGCTTCCAATCTTTCGATCTCTGCCTGACCTTCGTTCTTCAGTGCATCACCGTTCAGTGTTGTACCACCTTGTGGACCCGCGATGGTGTTGAATTTACCTCTTGCTTCACCTAGCATTATTTTAGATACAGCAAGTGTGTAATCTCTAATCCATGGTTTACTGTAAATGTCTTTGAATAACGTTATGTCAGGTCTGTAGTTGTCTGTATGCATAAGCACAGTTTCGTCATCTGCTCTTGGTCTCTGCGTTATAGTTAATTTTTTTGTAGCAACATCAAAGTGAAATTGTATAAAACTTCCAAACATTTTTCCAATCATTTCCTGATACGAAGCGAATGCATAGTAAGTTGCTAAACCACCTGTTGCACCTGCTCTCAACAAGTAGGTATTTGTGTAGGCCAAGTTGAATGGTTCAAACAATGTTCCACCCTCTCCGCCTTCAGTTCGTGATCCAACAGTTCTTCTGTTTAGATTTCTCACGTTGATTATTTCATCTGGTAAAATGTATGAATTTTGATTTTTCTTAAGTTCAAGGAAAGCATAAGATTCTTCCACAGCATTTGATGACCGCTGTCTGAATTTGTTTACTGCTCTTTCCAGTGCCGTTTGATAGTGTTTTGGGTCCAATTCTACGTCAATCATCCCGTCACCGAGATTGTTCTTAACGTAATCGAAAATTTCTTGTTGTCCTGTTTGTAGTTCTGACATACTCATATTTATAGTCATTGCCTGTGCAATAAATATGTATGATATGCCAAGATTATCCATTTTTAAGCCTGAAAAGGGCAATGACTACAAGTTCTTTGATCGTAACATCAAAGAGATGTTTCAGGTGGGTGGCACAGATCTACACCTACACAAATACCTAGGACCTTACGATCAGGGAGACACAAATAAGGATGGTGATGCTTCTCCTACGCAACCACAGTATTCAGGCGATAGTTTGAATGAGAGAACTATACAAGATCTACTATTTTTAGAAAATAGAGACAGAAAATATTCAGATGATGTTTACGTTGTTAGAGGAATATACAATGTGCAAGACCAAGACTTTAATCTATCACAGTTTGGTATGTTTTTATCTAACGACACATTGTTCTTGACTGTGCATTTGAACGATATAGTTGAAAGGATTGGTAGAAAACCAATGAGTGGTGACGTGATAGAATTTCCACACATGAAAGAAGATTATTCATTAGACGAAAGCGTGCCAATTGCCCTAAAAAGATACTACGTGGTAGAAGACGTAAACAGAGCGGCAGAAGGATTCAGTCAAACTTGGTGGCCACATCTATTGAGATTGAAAATGAAAACTCTAGTAGATTCACAAGAATTCAAAGATGTGATAGGAGATGCAACTACCACAGGATCAGTTGCAAGTTACATGAGTACGTACAACAGAGAAAAAACTATCAACGATCAGATTGTGGCACAAGCAGAATCCGATGCTCCAAAGGCAGGATTCAATTACAAACAATATTATGTCGCACCAATCGATGAACGAGGAAACATACGTACAGAGAATGTAAACACAGCGTCTCAAAGGGCAAGTAGTAGTAATACTGTGAATGCCACGATAGACACACCAGCAAGTTCACACTATGGGTTCTATCTAGATGGCGATGGAGTTGCACCTAACGGAAATCCTGCAGGTTTTGGAATAACATTCCCAACGTCGGATGTAGATAAAGGTGATTACTTCTTGAGAACAGATTTCTTACCTAATAGACTGTTTAGATATGATGGAACCAGATGGGTCAAAATTGAAGACAGCGTGAGAATAACTACAACGAACAATGATTCTAGAGCAAACTACAAAACAAGTTTTGTCAACAATGCTACAGAATCAACAATAAACGGATTAACAGTCAAACAGAGACAGTCATTACAGATGCATTGAAACCAAAGGCTGACAATTAAGAATGTTACACTTTTACGAAGGACAGGTTAGAAAATTTCTCACTCAATTCATTAGGATTTTGAGCAATTTTTCTGTGGAAACAGGTAGAGGTAGTGATGGTGCAGTAAATTTAAGAGCAGTGCCTGTGGTATACGGAGATCCAACCAGGCAGGTTGCAAACATAATCAGGAACAATTCAGAGAACGCACTACAGTATGCACCAAGGATAGCCGCATATGTTAGGGAGTTAAACTACGATAGAGAAAGGATGCAGAATCCTTATCACATAGAGAAACAGCATTTACGAGAAAGAGGCATAGACTCAGACGGAAATTACACAAACGAAATGGGTGCAGGATATACTGTTGAGAAGGTGATGCCGTCTCCTTTTAGGATGGAGGTGTCAGCGGACATTTGGACAACAAACACAGATCAGAAACTACAGATTATGGAACAGATATTGTATCTGTTTAACCCAGACTTCGAGATACAGAAAACAGACAACTACATCGATTGGACCAGTTTAAGTTATGTCGAGCTCACGGGTACTACTTTCAGCTCTAGAACAATTCCAGTAGGTGCAGATTCAGAGATTGATGTTGCAACACTAACATTCTCCATGCCCATATGGTTGTCACCACCAGTCAAAGTAAAAAAACTGGGTGTTGTACAGAAGATCATAATGAGTATATACGACGATGACGGTGGTATAGCAAAAGGATTGATTGATGGAGAACTTACGTCTAGAAGTTATATAACACCAAACAACTTTGGACTATTGGTCTCAGGAAATCAACTGAGATTGTTGGGATCAACGGGCACCAATGTGAAATCAGGTGGCGATGGATTCTATTCTGGTGCAAATGCTCCTACAAGTTTAGATCCATTTGATACATTTGGCCCGGCGGTCAACTGGAAAGTTCTGTTAGATCAATATGGAAAAGTCACAAATGGCACTTCACAGATAAGATTGACACAACCAAATGGAAACGAAATCGTTGGTACTATAGCAACAACAACATTGGATGACACAATTCTATTATACACAATAGATGGTGATACCATACCAAGCAATTCTCTGACAGCGGTCAAGAAGATAATAAATCCGGCGACGTTTGATCCGGGTGCTCCTGCGAATGGTGACAGATACTTGGTAATAAATGATGTGGGAGACAGCACATCCAGTTTCCAGAGTGCCACTTGGGGTACACTTGTGGCCAGCGTTGGCGACATCATAGAATACAACAGCACAACATCAAAATGGAACGTGGCCTTTGATGCATCAAATCCTGACTCAACGCAACACTACGTCACAAACCTGAACACAGGTATTCAGTACAGGTTCAATGGCACGGAATGGGTGAAATCTTACGAGGGTGTTTACACACAAGGTAATTGGAGTATAGTATTAGACGGTGGAGCAGACCCAGGATACAACTCAAGCCTTGACGCTACCACCCCATAGTTGTTATAATAAAGCATGAAAGAAAACATAGTCTGTTCAGGTGCCCTGTTCTACGCAACAAACACCAAACGTTTCCTGTTCCTACAGAGGACTGACCGCAAAACACAAGGAATGTGGGGTTTGGTCGGTGGCCAAAGTAAATTTACGGAGAGTGCTTTCGAAGGCCTGAAACGTGAGATAGAGGAAGAGACGGGCAGTTTGCCCAAATTTAAAAAAGTAATTCCTCTAGAAATGTTTACATCTAATGATCAAAAGTTTTTCTTTCACACATATCTCATAGCCATTGACGCAGAATTCATACCAAAATTAAATGAAGAACATTCAGGTTACTGTTGGACTGCGTTTGAATGTTGGCCCAAGAATTTGCACATGGGTCTAAAAAATACTTTGAATAATAAAAGTATTAAGGGTAAGTTACAAACTATACTAGACTTAATTGTCTAACCAATACTAATTTTTAAATCTGTACCGGATCTCCACAGTTGTCCTGCAACTCCTGGATCACTTGTTGGTAAGTTTGGCATCATCACAACAGCATTCGAGAATGTTTTCGCACCTGATATAGTTTGTGTTGTGCTTGTTAACACCTGCAAGTCAGTTGCCGCTCCGCCTGACGTTCTCAACATCTGTACCCTGTAACCATTAACAGTTGTAGAACCTCCACTGGTGCTTGACGCTGACAATGTCACAGTCGTGCCTGATAATGATGCTGTGAATGTTAATTGATCTGTGCCTTTAGAACTAATTCCTGTGCTGGCAACGTAAGCATCTGTACCATCTGACACTACAAAAACTTCTGCTATGGAATCATCACTTGCACCTGCATTGTGTCCAGTGATAACATAGTGACAACCTGTTGCACCGTCTGTCGTGAATGTGTCTATCTGTGTGGCACTGCTTGATACTGTGGTTGCACCCACTGTCCTTGTGTTGGTACTTGTTGCCGTACTCTGTGCATCTGACAGTAGAACCCTGTACATTTTTACTGCTGTGTTTGGCTCGTTTCCTGTTGCACGTAGTCTTACAGTGCTTCCGCTGATGTCTGCAGTCAGACTTATTAAAGGATCATTACCAGTGTGTACGTCGTTGTATGTTGTAATAAAGGCGTCAGTTCCGTTGTGGACGACCATACACTCAATGTTTTGTAGTTCTGTTTTGCCAGTGTTGTTTGCACTGATGTAATATTTTGCACCTCTGTAACTTGCATGAGCCCATGTGTCTATGTTTTCAACAGCACTGTCGACATCTGTGTTGATTAATGTTGCTGTGTTTCCTGAACTACTTGCTGAGGTGGCATCTCCTAATCCTATTTTGTAAAACTTAACTGAGTTCACAGTGCTTGAACCGGTACCTCTCAATCTTACTGTGCCTGAATTAATGTCTGCTGTGTATGATATGTGTGAATTGCTACCGGTCCTAACTCCACCACCTGCTGACACAAATGCACTAGTGTTGTTGTGAACCAATGAAACCTGTTGAGCCGCTATTTCTTCGTTGATTTCATCTTTTGCTATTGCTAGATAGAATGCAGAATCAAACACACTTGTTACAAATGTATCAATATTTTTTACGCTAGTCCCCACTGACAGTGTTTCACCGATTGAGACGTCATCGGATTCTGCCGCGGCCGCCGCCTGTGTGGCAATGTCAACAAAGGCACCTGCACTTACATCATATCTTTCG